GGTATCGCACAGTGCATTTTCCATGAAGTAGTCACCCCTGTCCAATACGACGGGAAGTATCAGAACCAAGAAAACAAACCAGTCGGAGCGATTAGAGCATGACACCGAAACAAGAAGGCATATGGGCCTACATCGTAAAGAACCCCACAGCCCCCCTATCAAAAGTGGCGAGAGCAACCCGTAGTTCGCCCAGCTACGTGCACAGCCTGAAATCAAAGATCGGGACGCCGAATGAGGTGTTCGAGAAGGAAGCCAAGGCTGCGAAAGTGACACGAGCGTCCATCCTCGACACGGCCAAAGCATACGTCACCAAAGACCGCGCGGCTGACCATGGGGATATGGAAGACAACTTCGCCGTTATCGGGAAATACTGGTCTGTCCACCTCGGCGTTACCGTTACGGCAGTGGACGTGGCGGTCATGATGACTCTCCTGAAAGCCGCTCGGATCAAGTCCAATCCAGCCCACCAAGACAACTGGGTTGACGGTGCGGGCTACATGGCCTGCGGTGGGGAGATCGCAGCGAAATGACAGGTAAGAAAAGAGTCCTACCGAAGCTAAAGGACACGAGCGTTCAGGTTTTGGATATGTACAAATCGGGAATGCTTCAAAAAGACATCGCGGACCGTATGGGTATGAAATACACCCGTGTAGCTGGGATCATTTGGCGAGCTAGGCAGAGGGGTGAACTGGATAACCCCCGTGCAAACATGCCACCTGAAAAGCGTTTGGCTTTGAACATACGTGCCCGTTTCAAACTGATAGGGTCTGTCAAGAAGGCCATGTTGAACTCTATGACGCCTGAGTCCTTTGAACACATGCTCACACAGGCTGATCGAGGGGGTTACGAAAACATATCAGAGTATCTGATAGACCTCGCAGTTGATGAATATTTTAAGGAGAATAAAAATGCAGATAATGGTTGATCTTGAGACAATGGGAACACGCTCCGATGCACCTATTGTTGCTATCGGCGGTGAGGAATGAAGACCCCTGTATCTTTGGACATCGAGGTGTACAAGAATTACTTCTTGGCCTTGTTCATGTTGGAGGATGGTCGTTCGAAACGGTTCGAAATCTTCAATGGGGATACGAGCAGTTTTGATCCCGAGGCTATTCTGAAGATACTTCAGAATGAAAAGTTTGAGATTGTTACCTTCAACGGTAACAGTTACGACATCCCAATCCTGACCCTTTCGCTGATAAATCAGAACACTGCACTGCTGAAAAGCGCGAGCAGCAAGATCATCGAGAGGGATATGAAACCTTGGACATTCTACCGTCAGGAGGGTCTGAAAGCTCCCGACCTCAACCATGTGGACCTGATCGAGGTTGCTCCGTCAATGGTCGGGCTCAAGCTCTACGGGGGACGTCTCGGCAGCAAGAGGTTACAGGAGCTACCTATCGAGCACACAGCTGAGATAACCCCAGAGCAGGTGCCTATTCTCAGAGAGTATTGTAAGAACGACACTGCCGTAACTTTCGACCTATACAGGGCGCTCAAGAAGCAGATTGATCTGCGCAGAGTGATGGGTGAGCGCTATGGTCTTGATCTCATGTCAAAGTCAGACGCACAGATTGCTGAGGCTGTTCTAAAGTCAGAGTATGAGAAGATCACAGGTGGCGCCCCTCAAAAGGTGCCCGCCAAGAGCAGCGTGTTCCGCTACGATCCTCCGAGCTATATCCGTTTCAGCACACCTGTGTTGCAGGATGTGTTCAATACCGTGTGCCAAGCTGACATGGTTATCAAAAAGGACACGGGGCACGTCAAGATGCCCGCTGAAATTCAGAACCTAAAGATCACCATCGGTGGGAGCACCTACAAGATTGGTATCGGAGGTCTTCACAGTCAAGAGTCAGAGGTCGCACACCACAGCGACGACGAGACAATACTGGTGGACCGTGATGTGGCGAGCTACTACCCGGCCATGATGTTGAATATGAACATGGAACCCGGCGGCTTTGGGCGCCACTTCAACCCGATCTACAGATCCATCTTGGATGAGCGTCTTGAAGCAAAACATGCTGGGGATAAGTCCAAGTCAGACTCTCTAAAGATTGTTCTCAATGGGACGTTCGGTAAGACATCAAGCAAATACAGCACATTGTATTCTCCAGACTTTATGATCAGGACAACTCTGTCTGGGCAACTAACTCTGCTCATGCTGATCGAGGCACTTGAGAAGCGATCTATCCCTGTCGTATCGGCCAACACTGACGGTATCGTTATCGAGTGCCCACGTGACAGGCTCGATGAAGTCAACACCCTGATTGGGAAATGGGAGAAGCACACAGGGCTCGATACAGAAGAGACAGTGTATAAATCACTCTATTCTCGTGATGTGAACAACTACATTGCTGTGAAGCCCGACGGCACCGTCAAGGGTAAGGGTGTTTTCGGTCCAGTCACTCTGTCAAAGAACCCGCAGAGTCCGATCTGTCCGTTGGCTGTTATTGAGTACCTAACAAACGGGGTGCCGTTTGACGTAACAATCAAGGGGTGCACAGACATTTCCATGTTTCTATCGCTGCGCACAGTGACGGGCGGTGCAGTCAAGGATGAGGTTCCACTGGGCAAGGCTATTCGCTGGTATTACTCCACGGAAACCTCAACCAACATCACCTATCTCAAGAATGGAAACTCAGTTCCGAAGTCAAAAGGTGCCAAACCTTTGATGGATATACCAGACGAGTTCCCTAGCGATGTTGACTATGGATGGTATATACGCGAATGTGAGTCCCTTCTCATGGACTTGGGTGCAAAGGAACGGCCCTTTGTAGAAAAGATACCTCGCAAGAACAGCAAGGCTTGGAAAAACCTCGTTGAGCTCGGGGAGATTGTGGAAAATGATGAAGGGAAATGGGAGTGGGTCGATGTACGATGAAGAAAAGAAGGAGCTGAAAAAGCTCCAAAGAAAACGTTACGATCTTGAGCGCAATCTGCAAAAAATGGAACAGCAATGATCAAAGAGCTGGGGGTTTCAAAATGAGTAAAGCAGGCACATGGTCCTTCAGCAGGATCAAGGCATTCGAGCAGTGCCCGAAACAATTCTACCACGAGAAGGTGCTCAAGCAGTATCCTTACGTGGAAACCGAGGCGATGCGCTACGGCACAGAGTTTCACAAAGCCTGCGAGGATTATATAGGCGATGGCACTCCCATCGACCCGCGATTTGCTTTCATTGAGCCGACCCTCAAAAGCTTGAACAACAAGAAGGGTAAAAAGATACCCGAACAGAAGCTTGGGTTGACTGCGGATTTGGAGCCGTGTGGATTCTTTGACAGCAATGTATGGTTCCGCGGAATCGTTGACCTTGTGATCATTGACGAGGACGATGGGGTCGCTTGGATCGTTGATTACAAGACTGGAAAGAACTCCAAGTATGCCGACAAGGGGCAGCTTGAGCTCATGGCTCTGACAATCTTTGCTCATTATCCACAGGTCAAGACGATCAACGCGGGCCTCCTGTTTGTCATCGCAAAGGACTTCATAAAGGCGACCTATAGCGTAGACGACAAGGCAAAATTGTGGACCAAGTGGTTGGCCGAATATGGTAAGATGGAAAAGGCGTTTGAGGCAGATGTTTGGAACGCGCGCCCCTCTGGTCTGTGTCGGCAATACTGCCAAGTGCTAGAGTGCCCCCACAACGGAAGGAACTGATATGCCATATGTGAACAAACCTCGCCCCTACAAGAAAGAATACCAACAGCAGAAAGCCCGAGAAGGTGAACACGAGCGCCGTATGGAGCGCCAACGAGCACGGAGGGCGATGGACAAGACAGGCAAAGACGCCAACGGCAACGGCAAGGCTGACAAGCGCGAGGGGAAGGACGTGAGCCACAACAAAGCCCTGTCCAAGGGCGGCTCAAACAAAGACGGTGTGCGCATAGAGAGTTCCTCGAAGAACCGTGCACGTAACTATAAAAAGAAAAAGTAGGTCCACACCTACGCGGAGAACAGAATGAAAATTGTAAAAAACAAGGCTGTTGTGGTGTCTGTTGAGCACCCTGCTCAGATCACATCGACGATACCAAAGAGCAAACACCTTGGAGAAGGACAGGTGGCGGTGCACTGGGGCATCTCTGAGTCACATACTTTGCGGAGCTTGAACATCGACGTGCCTTCCCCGATCACAGGTCGCTACACTTGGACGGGCAAATACGCTCCGATGAAGCACCAAGAGGCCACTGCGGCCTTCCTGACAATGAACAAGCGAGCGTTCTGCTTTAACGAGCAAGGGACCGGGAAAACCGCATCGGCCATCTGGGCAGCGGACTACCTGTTGTCTCAGGGTGTGATCAACCGCGTGTTGGTTATATGCCCCCTCTCCATCATGGACTCGGCATGGCGTGACGACCTGTTCACCTTTGCTATGCACCGAACGGTTGACGTGGCTTATGGGGCCAAACCAAAACGCAAGAAGATCATCGAGGCAGGGGCAGAGTTTGTGGTCATCAACTACGACGGTGTCGAGGTTGTTCTGGATACCATTCGGGACGGTGGGTTCGATCTGATCATCATCGACGAGGCGACACACTACAAGAACGCGCAGAGCAAGCGCTGGAAGACCCTGAACAAGTTGTTGGGAGAAGATACGTGGTTGTGGATGATGACAGGGACACCAGCTGCACAGTCCCCCCTAGACGCATTCGGCTTGGCCAAGCTGGTTAACCCCAACAATGTGCCCCGCTACTTTGGTAGTTTCAGGGATCGTGTGATGTATAAAGTAACCCAGTTCAAATGGGCACCGAAGGAGAGCGCAACCGAGGTTGTGTATGATGCGCTCCAGCCTGCAATCAGGTTCACAAAGGAGCAATGTCTCGATCTACCTCCCATGACATACACCCGACGTAACGTGGAGCTTAACCCCACGCAGAGCAAATACTACAAGATGCTCAAGAACCGTATGGTAATGGAGGTTGCAGGTGAGGACATCACCGCCGTGAACGCGGCTATCGTTATGAACAAGCTCCTGCAGATATCGTCGGGGGCGGTCTATAGCGACGAAGGTGAGACTGTGGAGTTCGACATCTCCAACAGATACAAGGTTTTGAAAGAGGTCATCGACGAGAGCAGCCAGAAGGTTCTTATCTTTGTTCCGTTCAAGCACGCCATCCGCATGGTCACCGAACGGCTCCACAAGGATGGGATCACGGCTGAGGTTATCTCGGGCGACGTGAAGGCACATGACCGAACCGAGATTTTCCGTCGTTTCCAAGACGACCCCGACCCCAGAGTTCTGGTTATCCAACCACAGTCGGCAGCCCACGGCGTTACATTGACCGCTGCCAACACTGTTGTATGGTGGGGGCCCACATCTTCACTTGAGACATATGCGCAGGCCAACGCCCGTGTTCACCGCAAGGGGCAGACGCACAAATGCACCGTTGTTCAGCTCGCAGGTTCCCATGTGGAGCGTCACGTTTACAAACTGTTGGATAACAGAATTGACGTTCACTCAAAAATAATTGACCTCTACAAGGAACTGCTTGACTAAGTTACGTTCTGATACTATAAAGTATGAATAACAACAAAACGCGGAGAAGAAATATGACTGTTAAGGTAGACCAGTTGACCAAGGAATACATCGAGCTTCGAGACGAGAAGCGCGTGTTGGGGGCAGAGTTCAAAGAAGCGGACAAAGCCGTCACCGAGAAAATGGACGCCATTAAGTTTCAACTGTTGCAGCACTGCAAAGACAACAACGTCGATAGTGTTCGCACATCAGAAGGGCTGTTCTATCGGTCCGTTAAACAGCGTTACTGGACAAGCGACTGGGAAGCGATGCACCAATTCGTATTGCAAAACGAAGTCCCTGAGTTTTTCGAGAAGCGCCTCAACCAAACTGTGCTCAAGCAGTTCCTCGAAGAGAACCCTGACGTTCTACCGCCGGGCCTCAACGTAGACTCTGAGTACGTCGTGTCAGTGAGGAAATAATGACTGATCAACCATACGTGCAAATCGCAGATGTGGCTCGCCACTTTGTAGTCTCAGTCTCAACAATCCGTGCATGGGTTAGGAAAGGGATCATACCCCGCAACACCTACCTTAAGGCAGGGGATACCTACCGCTTCAAGCTTTCCGAAGTGGAGGCTGCGTTGAGATCCTCAGAGGAAGACGAGACTTGTGAAACACCTGCGCCCATTGGCAACGTGGACTCAGATACCCAACTCGAGATGGACTTCGATACATCCGAGCCAACACCATCAACAACGGCCATTTATAGCCGCAACCTAGACGGAGAATAACTATGTCAGATATGACACTCTTTGAAGGCAACTCACTTGTGAGCAGCGATCTTTTCAAAACGCTTCTTGAGACAGACGACAAACTTGCAGGTAATGGCGGTGGCGCAGGCGTCCCACGCATCAGTATCCGTGGTGGTCGCTTCCGTCAGATCGTCGCCGGTGAGCAGGTCAATGTTAACAGCTCGGGCTCACTCAAGATCAACATCGTCAACGCTGCAAATATTGCTCGCACATACTTTGAGGGCGAGTATAACCCCGACAACCCTGCTCCGCCCACATGTTGGTCAGCAGATACCAAGGTTCCTTCGCCAGATGTCCCCGAAGAAGGTCGCCAAGCCGCGCGCTGCATGGACTGCCCGATGAACATCAAAGGTTCAGGTGCAGGTGACAGCCGAGCATGCCGCTTCTCCCAACGTCTTGCTATCACTCTCGAGGGTGCGAATGATGAGGTGTATCAAATCCAGCTTCCAGCAACGTCACTGTTCGGTGAGGCAAAGGACGGTCGTATGGGTATGCAGGCCTACGCCAAATACCTCAAGGCACACAAGACACCCTCCATGGCTGTTATCACAGAGATGTATTTCGACGAGAACAGCGATACGCCGAAGCTCTATTTCAAGCCAGCACGCCCGCTGACTGAGGAAGAGTTGAAGCAAGCTCTTGTAAATCGCGATAGCGATGAGGCTCAAAAGGCGATCACTATGACAGTGTCCAAAACGGACGGTGGCTCTGCTGACAAGCCCAAGGCTGAGCCCAAGGCTGAGGCAAAGGCTGAGGCAAAGGCTGAGGCAAAGGCTGAGGCAAAGGCTGAGGCAAAGGCTGAGGCAAAGGCTGAACCAAAAGCTGAGCCCAAGGAAGAGGGTTTGTCTTTCAGCGAGACGGCTGACGAAGAGCCAAAGGTGACCACAAAGAAGGCAGAAAAGCCCGAGGTCAATGACGAAGATATTGACGATCTGGTTGACGGCTGGGATTAACCCCCACCTTTAGCTAACATGGCGGGGCGCAGCTGCATTGGCTGCGCCCCTGCTAAACACTCAATACCGTCGGGCGGACACAATGAAAACACAACAATTTTTAGATACGGTAATCGGCGACGAAGGTTACTACTGCATATTCGCAGTGCGTGGTGAACGTCGGGTGCAGAAGTTCTACAAGACAATTCAAGAGGTCGTCATAGCGTCTGAGCATTTTGACGACGACGGGTTTGATGTTTACTACGCCCTCGCCACTTTCGGCACAGCTGAGTCTCGTAAACAGCAGAACGTGAAGCAAATGCGTTCGCTTTACCTTGACCTAGACTGCGGCCCCAACAAAGAATTTCCGAGCCAGATGAAAGCAATCGACGCTCTCAAAAAGTTCTGCACAACGCTAGGTCTGCCTCGCCCAACTCTGGTTAGCTCAGGTCGCGGCGTGCACGTATACTGGCCCCTGATTGAGACAGCTGAGCCTGTGGAGTGGTTTCGTGTTGCGGAGCGCCTTAAGGCGGCTTGCGCTGAACAGGGTTTCGATGCCGACCCTGCAGTCACCTCAGACATGGCACGTGTTCTCAGGGTTCCCGGAACGCACAACCACAAAGACGACCCCGCAAGCCCTGTGAGAATGTTGGCCACCGCTGCTGAACCTGTTGGCTTGGTTGCGTTTGCGAAGCTTCTTGGCGGAACATTGAAGCCAGTTCTCCCTCCTATGGACCTCGGCCCTGATCCTGTGTTTGACGCTCTCATTGCCAACACTGAGAACAGCTTCGCCAACATCATTCGCAAGACAAAGGCTGGGCGCGGTTGCGATCAGATCAAGCACATCGTTCAGAATCAAGATGATATAGGCGAGCCGCTATGGCGTGCAGGGTTGTCAATTGCCAAGTTCTGCACCGACGGGGACAAGGCGGCTGTGGTTATGTCCCGCAATCACCCCGATTACGACTACGATGTGATGCAGAGAAAGCTGTACAACATTCGCGGGCCATATCTATGCTCTCGGTTTGACGAGTATAATCCCGGCATCTGCTCGGGTTGTCCTAACTTTGGAAAGCTGAAGTCACCTATCAACCTTGGCAAGGTTGTGTTGGAGGCTGATCCAGAGGAAGAGGTTGAGGTGCAGGAGCTCGGTGAGGTTAAGAAGATCACCATTCCAACCTACCCGAACCCCTACTTTCGTGGGAAGAACGGCGGCATCTACCTGCGGATCAAGGACGACGATGGTGACACGATTGAAGAGTGTGTTTATCACAACG